ACGATTCTTCTCATATTACGAAGAATACTGTTTTTGATACCAAGTTCTTTCTCTAGCTTATATAGAAACTGCCTATCAACAGATGTATTCATATTACCCGCCTTGATATCTCGTAACCAACGCTTAAACTGTAGTTCTGGAATACGAATACCGCTATCAGCGCCAACCTCATCCTTAAACTTGCTTGGATTCATAATGATAGAAGCAAGGTTATGTAGGTCGGTAGCACCAGAACGGACATTACTAAAGTCATAGAACTTTAGTGTGTCTTTGGCGTATTTTGCAGCGGCTTCTGGGTTTTCGTGGCGTAGTTGCTGTAGCATAATCATATGCTCAAAAAAGGTTTCACCGATATCCGCCATCGTATGTCCAGCGGCGTTGCGTGGAATACGAATATAACGGGCTTCCTGTAGTTCGCCTTTTAGAAAGGAATACTTCTCAGAACTCTCAGAAACAGGAATACTAATCCACTGTCTCTCTTCAAGCCATTTGTCTTCTTCATTCTCAAAAATATCGTCTTTCCAAAAAGTGTATTCAGTCATTAGTTATTTTACCCGTACATCTTATCGTTAATTTTAGCTATAATAGAATCCAAGGCATAAATCTCGTCATTAATATCAGCCAGATTCATATTATGCTTGTACTGTATATATAGACCAATAAGCTTTCTCATTTCAGCATTTGCTCTTGCCCATTTTTTCTTAAAATCATCCGTCTTCCCAGCAGCAAAATCATCTAGTTCTGTGCTGCGTTCTATTTCGGTGATTGTGTCCATAAGTTTCTTAATATCAGCCATTAGTAGTCCCTCAACTTCTTCACACCCCTGATAAACTTTCTAGGGTCTTTAGTACGGATAGCGTTGATAAGTCGTTTTTCCAAATCTGCTGCTGTCTCTTGATCATAACTCTCGTGAATCATTGATATAAGATTCATAGCAGAATCGATAATATTATTACCACGATTCTCTAGAACGTGAACTCTATCACGCTCTATTACTATACTGTCTAGTTCTTCTAGAATGCTACGGGTTTTGCGTTTCATCATACTATATTTAGCCCTTGTAAAATAAATACATAAAAGAATTGGAGAACAATCATGGGCTTTAACGGTCTTCTAAAAGCAAACTTTCTCGGTCCCGGACCATACGAAAAAAAGGTAAAATATCGCTGGGAACTAAGTGAAGCACTATCTTTCACTTGGGAAGGCACTGATGAAGAATATGAAATCCTAAAAGAAATGGGTCTTACTAAAACCAAGAACCTTCGTAGCAGAAAAGTCAAAGGTGTAAGAACCATCACACTCACTTGTAATGAAGGCTTCATTACCGATTTAGCAAGTATTCCAAGAGGGGCTTGGGTTGTTATTTCGCCGTGGGATATCGCAAGAGCAGCAGTTATCCACGATCTTTTATATCAAACACTACGTAGAGTAGATGTAGCAGATTGGCAAGTATCACGCAAGGTTTGTGATGATATATTTAAAAAAGGTATGGAAGCAGCAGAACCACCAGCCGCACCTTGGAAAATATCCGTGTGCTATAACTCTGTAAGAATGTTTGGCGGAATGACTTTCAACAAATAAATACCGTATGAAAACAGTCAATCTTGTTCTTCAAGATGGTATGACTATTCCATGCGAAATATACGACAACTATACCGCAAACTGGTGGTATAAACAGTCCAAGCATTTTCAGCATCTTGAAGCATTACAACATCCAATGTACAACCCTTATTCTACCGAAGATATATCTTTTTACGTCTCGGAGGTGAAGAAGTATTCAGATAAGTTTTCTCTTGGTATTGATATAGAAAGAAATATCAACCAGGAATGGTGTAACTACGCTCACCAGATTTATGAAGTGAATTGTGTAAAGTACTGTAAAGACACAGACCTTCAAATTATACATATGTGTATCCATAAGATAGAGGGTTTACTAAAAACAAGAAATAAACCGCTCAAGCGCATAATCATTGATTATTTCTCGAAAACTGGGTTGTTATCAAGAAAAATAACCGCAGAAGACAGAAAGCTACAAAAATTAAACCACAGAAGAGGAAGTATACTTATAACATGGACAGAGTTGGGAAAAACGCCTAGCTCATACTTCAGAAACAATGAACCAAACCTCCAATCTAGGGTCAATGAACTCATCAAACCGTTCACCGACATCTTCGTAAATACGAATGTGTTGCTAGAAGACGGATACGTGCAAAACTCCGATAACCCAGAAATGCTAGAATGGTGGAAAGAGTACGAAAGCGAATGGATGAAACACTGGAACCTAAACTCATATGATCACAGTGATTATACAGATACAATATGCATAGGTAAAGTGTTGGATATTGACCTCTTAGAAGATCAGTACCGTAGAAGCAACACGATCAAGTATATAAAACGTGCTTAGTTACTCAGCCTACTCAGCATATCTTTCAGTTTTGCTGACTGAATATCCGCTTTCACGTGTATAGGTTCTCCCTGTTCCGCATCATCTTCGCTAGTCTGCCTATCTTTTATCTTCTTCATAATGTCAGAAGGTGGTTCACTACCATGATCCTGGGCATCCTCTCCTATATCCGTAATCCTTAGAGTATCTATATCAAACCCTAGATCGATCTTTTGTCCTACGCCTGAACTACTACGTGTTTTCATCAACTGGATTTGATAGATACCACGCTCACGGTGAGTACGGCTCGTGAAGATACCAATAAGATTATCTGCTGTATTGATTTTAGAAATACCACCAGAGATATGTGAATGGTCAAACTCAATCTCTTCAACTGCTGAACGGTTTAGCTGTGATGCTGTGACGAAAAGTACATCAAGCTCTTTAGCTAGGTTACGTAGTTCTTCCGATACATATTTGTCTTTGATAAACTGGTCACTTGGGTTTACCTTCACACCAACTGGCATCAATAGGTCTAAGTAATCGACGCACAGGAAGTCTACTTTCTTCCCTGTCTTTACCTGTAGCTCTTTTAGATATGCTCTAATATGGTTGACATTACTCTGCGCTGGCATATACTTGATACGCATATGCCCGGACTTCTTCCCAACCATCTTGACTTTCATCTCAACATCGTCAAGCTTCTTGAATATCTCCTTTGAGCTATGGTTAGCCACCATACTATCAAGACGCATAGAGCATAGTTCTTCTGACAGTTCTAATGTTAGGTAAACACCATTTAGACCTTTTGTTACCCAGTTTACAGCTAGGTTTTGCATAAACAATGACTTACCAGAACCAGAACCACCAGCAAAGATGTTCAACTCACCACGATTGAAACCACCGAACAACCTCTTATCCAGTGTAGGCCAGCCAGTACTTACTTGACCGTTGCTATCCTTCAATGAAAGAAGTCGTGAGCGTGGGTCTTCAAAGTAGTCAGTACCCAAGTCTTTGGTTAGACTGATTTGTACAGCATCTTTGATAATCTTCTCAACTGGGTCATATTCTTGTTTTTCAATAAGGTCTGCCGCCAGTAGAATAGCACGATTTAGCTCTTGTTGTTTGGTGAAACCTTCAAACTCTTTATAGAACCAATCATAATGGTCTTCCCCAACATCAGGGACTTCTTGCAGTTCTACACCGGTTGCAGCTTTGATTTGCTGTCGTGTCGGCATTATAGAATGGTCTTTGACATGATCGGAAATAAAAGTTGCGGGTTTTTTCAAAGACTTATCAAAGTTAGCTACGTTGTAGATATCCTGTACTCGCACAAAGCTCTCAGGGTTCTCAACCATCATTTCTAGAAATAGCTTTTGTAAGTCTGGTGAATAGTTCATACGTATTTTTTCCTCATCAATTCAATCTTTAACCGTGTGTCGTATTTACACTCTAGAATTTTTTTGAGTGTGTATACTTTACCATATAGTTGTACTGCATCGTTCACATCGTGAGCTTCCCAATCTGGAAACGATACACTCCATCCATACTCAAGCGCCAAGTCAACCAGTTTCTGACCTTTGCTATCACGGTCAGGCACTAGGATAATCTCTCTGCCCAATCTATCAATGATATCAGCTTTGACTTCTGATATCTCGCTCCCCAGTATACCAACGCCGCCTATGGATTGTGCATCTAGCGGTCCCTCTACAAGTATAGCAAACTTAGCATCTGGTAACTGTCTGTCAATGTTATATACATAATCACTGTCGTACTCATTGAGATACTTTACTTTGTTATTCTCAATA